TACCTCTCGCTTTTCTGCAATAAAAAAGGCACCATTTCTGGTGCCCTTATATGGGTTATAACAATTTCAACGAATACTGATGCCGGAAGCGGCTTTTTTGGTCACAATCACCGTACAGTCGGTGATATTACCTGCCCGCTGATTGCCTTTATGGAAAACCTTAAACTCCAGAGTGACGCTTCCCCTGCCACTCGGCATATCAATAACCGCACTGTAGCTACCGGGAATGGCCCCTTTAGTTTCTCTGGATGCGATTAATACACCGTTTTTGCGAACTTCAAAACCATAACCCGTGTATCTTGTACCTCCCGGGTTATTACCACTTCCCGGATCGCTATACGCTATTCCGTTAAAGATAATGGGCGGAATAATAATCTGACGGTCAAAGTTATGATCATCGCTGATGGTGACTGTAACCGTCCCGTTTGGTGTTTCCGTGTTACCCCACGTACCAGCCTGTTTCGGAAATGATTTGGATACAGCTTTAACGAAGTCACCTCTGACCTGAGTCGCCTCCAGCATGCCCTTAATCGTACAGTTTTCATTTACCGTGACATTGTTGAGCGTCCCGGCGTTCGCATTCACACTGCCACTGATATCCGCATTTTTAGCGGTCAGCTTTCCGTCCGGTGTCAGGGAAAATGCCGGTGGATTTCCACCGCTGGTAATGGTGGGGGCCGTCAGGCGTTTCAGGAACACGTCGTTCATGAATATCTGATCGCCCTGACCAACAAACATCGGTTTTGTGTTGCCATTCGCAGGATTAACCATCGCAATCCTGTCCGCCGCCAGCAGCACCTGACTCTGCATGCCGTCAGGGGTGTTCTCAATACCGGCACCAATACCCGCGATATAAAGGCGTCCGTCCTGCATCTGCTGCAGCTTCACAGCCCACATGCTGTTCAGGTTATTATTTGTATCAACCTGAACCTTCTGTATCTGCTGAATTGCCGCACTCTGGTCTTCCAGTTTCTTATTGACGGTCTGCGTGATTTCATTGCTGACATCCGTAATGGACGTCCTGATTTCAGCCAGGTCAGGCGCAAGCTGACCGTTATCAATCTGCGTCCACAGCTCCTGAGCCAGATGGGTTTTCCCTATCTCGCCTTTGAAAAAATCCAGATAGCCGGATGCATCATCACTCGGCCGACCAACAGCCTCCACGAATGCCGATTTGCCAACGGTGTTCACACTGCGAACGTAAAAATAATAATCATGGCCCGGTTTGATATTGATACTGGCGGCTATCCAGTACAGCGCCGTACCAAGATAACGCGCGCTGGTTTCAACCTGCCTGATATCAGCAATCCGTTTTTCCGGGAACCAGAACTCAAACTGTACCGTCGGATCATAAACCGCAAGATGCGGCGTGGCGGTTATCTGAAAATAGCCCGGCGTCAGCTCAATCCGCGACGGCGCTGCCGGTGCGGCAATCCAGAACGATACCGATGCCGGATCGCCCTGCTGCCCCCACGCATTTACTGCCCGGACTGTCAGCCTGTAGTTCCCCAGCGCCAGTTGTGTGAAGCGGTATGTGGTTTCCGCCGTCCGGGCTGTGCTGACCAGCCGCTCACTGCCGTCATCCGCTGCCACGGTCAGGCGAAGCATGAAACTCACGCCCTTCACCACCTTCGGCGTATCCCTGCGGGCCAGTACCTGATACTCCCCGCTGTCTGCGGTGACTTCGGCAGTCAGGTGCTGCACTGCTGGCGGCGTGACACCATTCACCGTGCCGCTCTGGTCGCCGTCAAAGTGCGCCCCGTTATCCACGATGGCTTCTTTTTCCGGTACATGCTGCACGGCGGTGATGGCATACGTGCCGTCGTCGTTCTCACGGATACTCACGCAGCGGAACAGGCGCTGGCGCAGCGTCGGCAGCTTCAGCCCCCACACGCTGTATTCAGCAACACCGTCAGGAACACGGCTCACTTTCACCTTCACGCCGTCGGTGACGGACTGAACCTCCACGCTGATCGGATTGCCACTTCCGTCAACCAGGCTTATCAGCTTGGTACTGGAGGATGGCAGCGTGATTTCACGGTCGAGTGTCAGCGTCCGGGTCTGGCTGTTTACCGCCAGCACGCGCCCGCCGATGCTGATACCGGCATAGTCATCATCACAGATTTCAATGACATCGCCCGGCACATGGCGAAGCCCTTCTGCGCCCACGCTGAAGTCCACGGTCTGCGTTTCCAGCAGTTCTGTTTTAATCAGCCACAGCCCGGCGCGGTGTGCCTGCCCCCGGCTGGTACAGCCAAAAGCATCCATCTTCGTGACGTTACGACCGTAACGGGCAATGGCCTGCGTATCCTCCACAAGCTCTGTCGCCGTCTCCCAGCCGTTGTTCGGGTCAATCCAGTTCACCTCAACGGCATTATGGCGGTCCTTCAGGGCGCTGAAACTGTAGCGGAACGGCGCGCCATCATCCGGCATCACCACATTACTGCGGTTATAGGTCCACACCTTATCCGACGGTCGGTCCTGCACGAACGTCAGCGCCTGCCCGTTCCATACCGGCATACAGCGCATCGCCGAGCAGAAATCACTGAGCACATCCCACGCCTTGCGCTGTGTGGTCAGGTACGCATTACAGGTGATGCGCGGCTCCGTGCCGCCAAAGCCGTCCGGCACTGACTGGTCGCAGTACTGGCCGATGACATACAGCGCCCATTTATCCACATCCGCCGCACCAAGACGTTTCCCCATGCCGTAGCGCGGATGGGTCAGCATATCCCACAGACACCAGGCCATGTTGTTGCTGTATGCCGGTTTAAACGTTCCGTCCCAGATACCGCTGTATTGCCGCGTCTGCGGGTTATAATTCGACGGCACCTGCAGAATACGCCCGCGCAGATGATAATTACGGCTCACCTGCTGGCTGCCGAACTGCTCCGAGTCCACCTGCACGCCGACCAGTGCCGTGTTCGGGTAGCACTGTTTCACATCGATAATTTCGGTGTATGACGACCAGAGCGTTTTGTTTTGCAGCTGGTCTGTGGTGCTGTCCGGCGTCATCCTGCGCATCCGGATACTGAACGGGCGCGGCGGCAGGTTATCCACCACCACCGAGGCCAGATACTGTGAAGTGGTTTTACCCTTAATGGTGATGTCTTTTTCCGTCACCCAGCCACCATTACGTTGTATCTGAACCAGCAGGCGGACTTCCGATGGATTCCTGTCCCCCTTTGAGGTGGTTTCCACCAGTGCCTGCACGCCGAAAGTAAAACGCAGACGGTCAATGTTTGCCGACGTGATGGTCCGGGTGATCGGCGTGTCATATTTCACTTCTGTACCGAGCACCGTCTCGGAGCCGGAGGATTCAAATCCCTCCGGCGATGTCTGCTCCTGCTCACCGGCCCGGAACACCACCGTGACACCGGAGATATTGGTATTCCCCTCACTGTCCAGCACCGGCGTACTGTTCAGCAGCACGCTTTTTAATCCATCCACCGGACCTTCAATCGGCCCTTCGCTGATGGCATCGATCACACTCAGCAGCTGCGTGGACTTCAGGTTGTCCTTCGCTTCGCGCGGGGTATGCCCCTTACTGCTGCCTTTACCCATTCGTCACGCTCCATAAACGACAAAACCGCCCGCAGGCGGTTTCACATAAAATGTTTTGCATCAGCGACCAATCACCACAACCTGACCACCATCCCCTTCGTCTGCCGTGCTGATCTCCTGAGAAACCACACGTGACCCCACGCGCATTTCACCGTACAGAACAGGCAGAACATTGCCCTGGGCAACCATGTTATCCAGTGAGGAGAAATAGGTGTTCTGCTTACCGTTATCCGTTGTCTGTGTACGGGGAGTTCTGGCTTTCGGTGCCAGCATCTGCGCCACACCACCAAGTACCATACTGGCACCGAGAGAAAACAGGATACCGGTCATACCACCGGCCCCAATGGCTGCCCCCCATGCTGCAAGGGTGGCTCCGGCAGTAAAGAATGATCCGGCAATGGCGGCAGCCCCCAGAACAATCTGGAATACGCCCCCTGACTTAGCCCCGGCGACTCTGGGAACAATATGAATCACAGCGCCGTCAGGCAGAACCTCATGTAACTGCGCCGTCAATCCAGACGTGCTGACGTCCCGCCCGGAAATCCGTACCTGATACCAGCCGTCGCTCAGTTTCTGACGAAACGCCGGGAGCTGTGTGGCCAGCGCCCGAATGGCTTCAGCCCCCGTTTTCACACGAAGGTCGATGCGGCGGCCAAATCGTTGTAAATCCCCGTAAAGGCAGATGCGCGCCATGCCCGGTGACGCCAGAGGGAGTGTGTGCGTCGCTGCCATTTGTCGGTATACCTCTCTCGTTTGCTCAGTTGTTCAGGAATATGGTGTAGCAGCTCGCCATCACCACAGTAAATGGCGGCATGATTCGGCACCGATGAACCAAAACAGCACAGCAGCACATCGCCCGGTTGTGCTGATGACAACGGCACCTGATACAGCCCTGTGGCCTCCAGATTATCCAGATAGAGATTCTGACCGTGACGCCACCAGTCATCCCCGCGATGAAAATCCGGCATCTCAATCCCGCCAGATGATAAGCATCCCGGAACAGCGTGTAACAGTCCGTCACCCCGTGCTCAAAGCGCCGCCCGGTGAGATGCGGCACACAGCGGAACTTCTGAATCGTCCCCCGGCAGACCAGCCACCACGGCAAATCACTCTGCACCTGCAGCCGCCGATCGGCCTCACTCAGCCAGGGCAGACCACCGGGGTGACTGTGGACCAGCGCCACAATCTCACCCTGCATTTCTGCCTGCAGCCAGTCCTCCGGCGACATCCGGAAATACTCCTCCGGCTCACCGGAGATATTCACGCAGGGAAAATATCTTTCCCCCTCCGGCGTTCTCACCACGAAGCCGCACGACTCCGCTGGCGCACATCGCCGGGCGTGCGCCAATATATTGCTATAGAGCATGAGAACTCCTGATAAAAAAACCAGCCGAAGCTGGGTTTGTTAAGTTGTCAATTGTCAGTAGCGATGTAGTGAAGGAGGTAATTCTTTGTTCTTAAGCCTTACCCATGCGGAAAGATTCGTTGGTCCGTCTGGCTCATTAATATCAACATCTCGTGTGTGATTGATTAAAACGTCTCTCGCCATTCCGATAACATACGAGAATTCATGACCGTAGTCGTAGCATCTGCCGGAATAGTTCGATTGAATTTGTTTTAGCGCTGGATACAATTCGCGGAATAATGCCTGTGAGCGGTTAGCATAATCCCATAGCCATATCAGGCTGTTTGCCTCTTTTGCAGAAAGCTCGTTGGTTTTCTTCTCTTGTTTGCCAATAAGCTCACCTTCAAGCGGAACGCGAGCAGCAAGTGACAGAGCTTCGGTAAACTGCTCCTCACTGATTTCTTTGTACGAACATCCAAAATGGGATTTCAGTGACGACCACATGGTAATTATCGCCTTCGCCTGTTTTTCTTTTGGCAGAGACTGACCGCGACTCATGACGAGTTGTTTAATAGCTTCCTGCTGTTCAGTGGTGATTTTCCCCGGCAATGCCTTTTTAGCTTTGCACGGGTTAATCACATGGCCTTTAGTCCAGTACTCGTAGAGCACATCGTCACACTCTTCCTGATACTGGATTACCTTGTCGCGGATTTCAGGGCGGACTTTGTTTGGTTGAATACTTGAAAGCCAAGCCGCAAATTTACGAAAGGCAAGACATGTCATTAACTGTTTACCGCCAGCAGAAGGTATTTCGATTTCCGAAATACCTTTGGCAAACCTCTGTTTTAACTTAACAAACTGAGCAGCCCAAACCATCCCCATGCCTTCAACAACAGGCTTCATAGGAACATAAGGCTCATTGTTAATTCCAACCAAAAAGAGATGTGTTCCGTGGAATGGAACATTGATTGTGCGATCTGCAATTGCTAAACTAGTCATATCAGTTTTCTCGTAGTTAACTGGTAATTTAGAAGCCTCAATGGTTGCAGCCATTGAGGCTTCGCTGTTTTTAGCGACCATTCGCCACCTCTTCCCTAACACCTTTTGCCAGCAAACGAACAATTGCAGAGTTCAGAGATATACAGTCCATTTCCGCCAGGCGGCGAAGGTCTTCATTCAGCCGTGATGGAAGGCGAAGGTTGAGTTTGATATTTTTGCGCTCAGTGAAAAGTGTATCTTGCATTATCTAATCTCCTTTATTTGGTGCCAAAGTGACGCCATGTGGGCCATAATGACACCATTGAAATCGTATGGCAATATGGCACCATGATTTTTTTTGAGAGATTTGCAATGGCCGAAAAACAAGTAAAAGACTACGACAAGTTCAACCTCCGTTTTCCTGACGGAATGCGAGATGCTATAGCTGAACGAGCTAAACGTAACGGCAGATCAATGAACTCAGAGATTGTGCAGATACTGGAAGATGCCTTGAATGCAGAAAATACTCTTGGGGAAATAGCAGACAAAATCAACAGCGTCTCGGTTCCGCTAAATGTTGATGCGCTAGTTCAACTTCAAGCCCAAGTGATCGCCATGCAAAAAGAAATACAGGAAAAGTTCAAAGAGCAGAACGAAAAGTTGAGAGAACTGCTAAACAAAAAACCCACCTGATGGTGGACATAATCCATTACTGCGAAAGTTTGTTAATGGAAAGGAAACCGCTAAAGTTGGCGATGTTATTGCGGAACTTACAGCCACTCAGGCATTTGCTGCATTTATCC